AATTTCTTAAAAAAATGTCTTGACAACTCCAAAAAAATAGTATACATTCATACATAGTGCAATAATGAGAAAGGACATATTACATATGGCAACTTTGAAAACCAAACTCCGTAAGAAGCACTTTGACACTCAATTCCGTATGAAGAAACGTATGGAAAAGATTGCTGCTTATGATTTAGAGTATGCTCAATCCTATGACATTAGTGAAATTCTGTCTGGTAATGAAGCATATCAAGAATTTGTGAGCAACAAAAATAATGAATATTGAAGACAAAATACTAACTAAGAAACGTTTTTGTGATATGGTAGAATCTCACGTCTTTGAGAAACGTGAATCTTATATGGATGCTATTGTAGATATTATGAAAGTAAATCAAATCGAAGCAGAACGTGTTAGTGTGTTGATAAATACCTCAATCAAGGATAAGTTAGAAGCAGAAGCTCGTAATCTCAATTACCTTGAGAGAATTAACACACTACCATTGTGAGGAACGAATGGGGAAATTTATGTTAAGACTAATTGGAATGTATATTCCATTTGTGCTGGTTATTCTTGGAATCGGTGCATGTTCTTTTGTCTATCAGGATGAACTTCTTGGTAGATTTAATCAGTCAGAAGAGGTGATCGAAGATGTTGGACAACCATCAATTGATGCAGAACCAATCGTTGATCAAGTCACACCTGAAGAAACTACAGAACCAGAATTGGAGATTATGGATGAAGGAGCAGAACCAAGCACTGACAACGGACTTCCTCCAATCGGAGAATGTTTCTGTCCAGACAAATGATTATGATCATGTAGAACAAGACGGCGGGATTTCTGGATTAAGTTTGAAAGATATCCTGTCTGTAGGAACTCCATCTAGTATGGAGACTGAAGAAGGTTCAATCACCTTTGAAAATAATGATTGACAACCCGTGAATTTTATAGTATGATACACTTCTTAATATAACTGAATACAAATATACAAAAGGAATACAAATATATGTCACTTGCAAATCTTAAAAAGTCCCGTGGTTCTTCCATTGACAAACTCGTTAATGCAGCAGCAAAGTTGAATGAATCCTCAGCTGATGTTCGTAATGGTCCAGATGAACGTGTCTGGAAACCTACTGTAGATAAGGCAGGTAATGGTTATGCTGTTATCCGTTTCCTTCCTGCACCAGAAGGTGAAGAACTTCCTTGGGTCCGTTATTGGGACCATGGCTTTAAAGGCAAGACTACAGGTATGTGGTATATTGAAAAATCACTTACCTCCCTTGGTCAGAAAGACCCTGTAGGGGAGTTAAACTCTCAACTGTGGAATACTGGTCGTGATGAAGATAAACAGACTGCACGGGACCAGAAACGTCGCCTGAAGTATGTTTCGAACATCTATGTTGTATCTGACTCTGGCAATCCAGAGAATGAAGGCAAGGTGTTCCTTTACCAGTATGGTAAAAAGATTCACGACAAGTTGATGGAATCTATGCAACCTGAGTTTCCTGATGATGCTCCGGTAAATCCATTTGATTTCTGGGAAGGGGCTGACTTTAAACTGAAGATTCGTCAAGTAGATGGTTACCGTAACTATGACCGTTCTGAGTTTTCTTCTCCTGCTGTACTGGCAGATGATGATAAACTGGATACGATTTATGGTCAGGTCTATCCACTCAGCGAGTTTACAGACCCTACTAACTACAAGTCTTACGAAGAGCTGAAAGCACGACTGGATGCTGTTCTCGGTGTTAGTGGAACATTTACTCCACAGCAGACAGAAGATTTGTCAATCACTGCTGATACTGCTCCTATGAAATCTGTGGAACCAGTATCTGCACCAAGTATTGTAGACGCAGATGGAGATGATGACACTATGTCATATTTCTCACGTCTTGCAAATGAAGACTGATAGTTAGAGAAAATCCCCGGTGTTTTAGGACTTCCCACCGGGGATTTTTTTATCTATTAGGTGCGCCGCCAATAACTTGTGTAGCATCTAAAGTTCCGTGATAGTCGTTAGATGGTGCAACAGAAGATGAACTGGTATTGACAGCTGCTGCTCCACCGCCTCCACCACCACCAGAAACGTTATTAGTGGTTTGATTATTAATTACTGTAGTTCCACCTACATTTAATCCTTCACCTAATATACTTAGAACTTGCCCTCCAAGATTAGGTGGGATTTCAATTGATAATTTTTCAACGTCAAGATTCATGTCTCTCAGTTCGTTAATATCAAGTCCTGCACTTGGCGCACCAAAGAATCCAAGACCAAGATTATCATCTGTTCTTAAACTTTTTATAGCAGTCTCAACTATTGGTCCAATTATGTCTTGACCAATCGGAGGCACTTGAAACATACTATTTTGCTTCATAAGTTCTTCATATTGTAATGACCCAGCAGCAGGTGGAATGTAGTTCCTATCCATCATTCGCACGATTGCATCACTGTAAAAGTTTGGTTGAGGATTAATTCCAGCTGGTTGTTTCATAAATTCTTCAACACTAACTGCTTTTTCTGGATCAACAGTTAAGTTTTGTGCAGCAGTTCCCATTACATCAATTCGACCTTGATCATCCTCAACAGCATTTGGAGCTTCACCCCTTTTTTCGATAAAAGTCTCCTTATCTCCTAAACTCTTATATGCTTCTTGATTTAAAGTTCCATTCGGATCACTTATACCTTCTAACGCTATTGTCGGTGAAAATTCTAATAGTTTTCCAGTAGCAGGTCCACCAATTTTACCTAAAAAAGCATCTTGTTCTTCTGGTGTGAAAATGAGATTACCAGTCTCATCCCTACCAGCTCTAATAATCTGCTGAATTCTTAATTGCCTTTGTTGCACTTCTTCCACAGTTTCTGGTGTAGTCCCATCACCAACTTCTTGCTCTAATCTTCTAGTCAGGATCATCCGTGCCTCTGTTTTAGCAAACGGGTTTAGAGTGTCACTTTCCTGAATTTTTTTAGTTTCCTCTGCAAAATTTTGTATTGCATCTAATTCTTTTTCTCTTAAAGGGTCTTTAGTTAATGCTACTCCAGCCTCATAGTCTTTTAATTTATCCCTACCAAAAAGAAAAGCACTACCAGCTACAGCAGCAATTATCGCAATTCCTGCTGGGGTCATCATTAAAGCGCCTAACCCACTCAGTAATGCCATTCCTAAACGACCTTGGACATATGCTTGCGCAAGATCACCAATGCCTAACCCACCAATACCTTTCTTAGCATTTTTACGATCTTCATTGTTTTGCTTTTCTTGCTTTTGTGATGCACGTTTTGATTCACGTCTATCTTCAAGGTCTTCTAATCTGTCTCTACCTGCAAGAGCAACAAATTCTGCCATACGTCCATCAAGAGATTTAATCGCCTGAGTGGTTTCATCCTGCTCAACCTGTAGGTCAAACATGCTCTCTTTTAATTCTTCAATTACTTGTACAAACGTTGCCATTTATCTTCTCTGCTCTTGTTGCTTTCTTTTTTCTTTCTCATTTTCAAGATGACTGACCAACAATGACAAATAAACTTCCCTTTCCCAAGGCATTAAACTTTCAATGTCACTTAATGAATACCGATAATGATGCATTAATTGAAAGTTAGTATGATATAGATTTAGTAACGTTTCATGAGAAAGGCTTATCAAAAAAAATCATTCGTTCCTTGTAAGATTCTAGTGTTTTCAGTACCACAGGATTCACAATTAAATTTTAGAGTATGCCGTAAAGAAGGAATACTATCAACAAACTTCTTGATCTTTTCAAACTGAGAAGAAGTCAAAGATTCTACAAAGTTGACAATCTCTTCATGAGGTTCATCCTTGACCATAAATCTTTCTTCTTCAGTTTCTACTGCTTCTAAACAAGCATAGAATGTTTCCATGTTTCGTTCAATTTCAGTATTATTGTCTAATGCATTTGTTTTTAAAATATCATTTAATGATGGATACTGCATAGACAAAGTAATTTCATCATTTAGTTTGATGTGTTTATCTGCTTTAGGATTAGTTACTTTAATATCATCAATAGGAATGATAACTTCGTTTTTATGATTACAAGATTTACACCCAATGTTTACTGATGATGTTTCCCCTACAGACTTGGATCGAATTTGCAAGAACAAGTATTCAAGATCAAAAATAGGCATCTCAAAAATATCAATATCTTCAATCATACAAGAATTGACAGTATCACCAATTGCATTGATAATAATCTTTTGGTCTTGGGATTCCATTGCAATCAAAAGAATCTTTTCTTCTTTGATGAGAAAAGGTCTAAACTTAACCTCTTTGCCAGTAGAAGGAATTTTAGTAGTATATTTAATCGACTCATTAAGTTTAGGTAAAGCCATGTTATAGTAACTCCATTAAGTAGTGCGTTCCCAATCAGTGAATGCCAGCTGCACGTTTACTTGGGTGATTTGGTTTTGTAGTCCATCTCCTAACTCAATAGGACTTATGGTAACAGGGAAAGCATTTTTTAACCTAACCCCATATACTACAGATTCAGTTTCTTTGTCTAACTGTTGGATTTCTACAGTTTTGCTATAGTCATTTTTGTATTTTAACTCATAAGTATCAAACCCAATAATGTCTTCATGCCAGTCTTCAAAATAGTTTTTAATGACGTATTCATTATCTAGTAAAAATGTTAGACTTACATCATCAAAGATAAATCCATAGGGCATCTTTTGTGTTACCATACCAATACGTCTTTCAGTAGTAGTAATCTGTCTACCCGGTAAGTTTGTTGCCTGACAAAGAATATCACCAGCAGCATTCAACCCCGGAATTCTAACCCGATACCTATCCGGTCTAGCTGGTGCCTTTGCAGACATTGCTGCCTTTAAGTCTTCAATGGTTGCCATGTTATGCTCTCATCTTTCTTCTAGAGTCTTTGTATACTTCACTGCTGCTTGCCTTTTCAAAGTCTGCTGTCGGCAAGAACGTAGCAATCTCCCATTCGGGGGCAGGAACCATAGCAAGTCTAGAACGCACATGAGAACTTAGATACCTTTTCAAGCAAGGTCTAAATGCCTTTAACTTAGATGCACGTTTTAACATTTCATAGGACAACCTGAACCGAGTAGATTCATCATATCTTTCATTATTTATAGTGCCAAGCAGTGCATCTAGAAACTTTGCTCTAGTTGCCAGAGGAAGATAGTGTAGGTTCAGTCCCATAAAACCTCTAGGTGCTGGACCTACCATAATGATGAGTGGAAATCTATCGTAGTAGGGCAGTGTCTCTTTGTGCTTAGGATCATAGAAATACATATACATCTTGCCCACAGCAGGCCGACTACGCAGTTCAATAGGGTCTTCTTTCATCAGTTTACTTCTACTGACATTCAAGTTCTTTGCCTTGTTCATAAACCATGCACGGGACTCTTTACTCCGTGGAGTAATCCCTTTACGAAAGGCTTCAAACTCTAATTTTTGAAATAGTCCTGCCATTTAGAACTTCATCCCCATTTGCTTTAGTGTGTGTTCGGTCCATATCTGAAAGTGCCACCCTCTATCTAGGCAATACTCTTTAGCTGCTTTCCACTTGCATTCATTCTTAACATATTCTAGTGATTCAGATATAAATCTTTTTGTTCTGCGTTTACTCTTTGGTGGTCGGGTCTGTTTATCTGGTTTAATCTCTACCAGAACAACACTACCGTCCTTCATATTTAGTTTCAAATCAACAAAATACCGATGATATTTGTTGTCAACTGCACTAATATATGGTAT